GATTATCTTGGTATGGCCGAACGGCTGAAAATGAATACATCTGATCCTATCGTGTACCGAGCGAAAAAGCTCAGGCAGCGTCACGACGAACTGGTAAAAGAGGTTGATGACAAAGAACGTGCGTTAAGAGCGGTTGAAATCAGCAAGAAATATCCTAACATAGAAACGGTTTTGCAAAAAATAAAGTCAAAATACGAGTATGAAGACGAAACGTACTCAATACTCATACCGGGGAAAATAGAGGATATTCTCGCCGAAGGAGCGGCACTGCACCACTGTATAGACAAAACAGACAGATATTTTGACCGCATAAACGTACAGGAATCATATCTGATGTTTCTGCGCCGAACGGCCGAAAAGGACAAGCCGTATTATACCCTTGAGGTCGAGCCAAACGGCACAGTACGGCAAAAGCGGACGGAATTTGACAGGCAGAACCCCGACATAGAGGATGCAAAAACGTTTCTGCGCAAATGGCAGAAAATCATATCAAAGCGACTTAGCTCCGAAGATATGAAACTCGCAAGCAAAAGCAAGAAACTGAGGAACGAGGAGTTTGAAGAGCTTGAACGCACAAAGGCACAAATCCGCAACGGAGCGTTGCAAGGACATTTACTTGTTACGGTGCTTCGGGAGGATCTAATGGAAAATACAGACGAAAGCGAAAAGGTGAGCGTATGATAAGAATATATCCTCAGAGAGGCGGTGCTCTGAACGAAAATGACAGACTGGACCTCGCACGACTGCTGATAAAAGCCGGATATAAAGTGAGGATCGGCAAAGAAAAAATGAACGGCGGTAGCACATATACCTACTTCATCGAATACGAAGAGGTGCGCAATGGCGCTTAATCTCACGAAAAAACAGCTGAAAGCTCTCGGAATATCAATTCCCGAGAGCGAGAAGCCGAATAAATATCGCTCAAAAGCCTGTAAAATCGATGGTATAACGTTTCAGAGTACAGCAGAAGCAAATTACTACTACAAGCTTAGAATGCTTGTAAAGGCTAAAAAAATCGCCGGTTTCTGCCGTCAACCACGTTTTGTTATAACCGAGGGCGATAATAATACACGTTGCGTAGAATATGTTGCTGATTTCATCGAATTTCACAACGACGGAACGTATCGCATTGTAGATGTCAAGGGCATTCAGACACCAGTGTTTAAGCTCAAAATGAAAAGCTTACACGAAAAATACCCGACGATAAAAATAAACTTGGAGGATTAAAAGATGATGGCTAATAGAAAAGAACTTTCGGATAAGCTTAAAAAGCTCAAGGATGTAATCATGAAAGACTCAGGTGCGCTTTTCCGTGACGGGAAAATCATAGCGAGCAATCCTGCGTTCGCTTTATCTGTTGATTTTGACTGCGGTAACGCCGAAGAATTTGCACTGCCGACAACAGCTATCAGTTTCATCGAAAATATGGTTGATGAAGAAATCGAACTTCAGCCGAGCAAAAACAAAATTGTTGTCAAGGGCAAGCGCAACAAGGGAACATTCGCTACAGTTGCACCGTCAATCTATCATGTAAGCGAGCCGGAAGTGAATGACACACTTCTGGCGTTTGCAGATGACGATTTTCTGCGGGCGGCCAACAGCGTAACATACGCTTGTAGCGTTATTGAGACACGACCGGCGCAGATGGGCGTTTTGCTTGACAGCGATGAAAACGGCAAACTGAACATAATCGCAAGCGATGGAGTTAAACTCGCCGCAAACTCGGTTGATTACAACGGCGAGATCAGAGCGGTAATACCTAAAGCTGCATTTAAAAAGCTTTTGTCGATTTCAAACGGCAACGGTATCACGCTAAAAAAAACAAGCAGTGCCAATCAGCTGGCATTTGAAACAGGAGAATACACGCTATTTGTTCAGCTGTTGGAAAACAATTTCTTTAACTACAAGCCGCTTGTAGAGCTTACAAAACAGAAAAGCGAAAATGAGCTGAAAATCAACAGCGTATCGCTTCTCAATGCACTTCAAAGAGCAAAAATATGCGAGGGTACCAAACGTTCAGCAATTGTGATGACGCTTGAAGAAAGCATGAATACGGTGATGATTAAAACGACCGATTCCCTTGAAGCGTTTTCGGAGGAAATCGAGATAGAAAACACCGTCGATAAAGCGGTGAGTGTAGCATTTAACGGTGATTATATGAGTGAGATGCTCCACGCTGCGGGTGCAGATAATCCGTCAATAACACTGACTGTAACAGGTAGTGGAAAGCCGATTATAGTCAAGAGTGCAGGCGGCTTTATAGCTTTGTTACAGCCCATACGAATGAAAAAGTAAGGAGAGTAACCAATGAAAACCCTGAATGAAATAAAAGAGCTGCCTAACCTGATGATACAGCATATCGCTGTAGACG